ATAAATAAAATGGTGGAGCCAACGGGATTCGAACCCGTACCTAACCGATCTGAATCCGGCTATGCTACCTTTACAATATGGCCCCACTATTTCTCTGGTGATCCCAGCGGGGATCGAACCCGCAAATACCAGCGTGAAAGGCTGGTGACTCTACCAATTTGTCTATGGGACCACACTTATATTAAATTATAATTAAATATAATTATAATTTATTCTTTCTTTACTCCACTAGTGAGACACATCCACAAAAGGGGCATTGTAAAAAGAATACATCCTGCAATAATAATATACATATTATACTCTCTTATCTTTCTTAATCTTCTGCTTTTCATTAAGTTCTTTCATATATCGTTCTTGAAGCCTATCATCTTCAAGTCTCTTTTTAGATCCTACTGGATTTTGTATCAATAACCAAAGACCTATAACTATTAGTATGAAAAAAATAATTATTAATCCTATAATATATTTCATGTTATATCCTCCTATAACAATTAGATACATATGGTGGGCCATCTTGGGTTCGAACCAAGGACCTGCCGGTTCTGGTTTGTGTATATTTCTATACTCCCTAGACTATTTCATTACCTTGGATTTATAATTTATTTTATTTCTTATAAATCTTTAGGTAGTGGGCGCTCTTGCCTGTTATTAAGAAGACTGTACTTCTCAGGTAGTCGTTGAACCTTCTAATAGTGTACTATTAGCTTGGCGCACTGTTACCATATCTTTATTAGACTTAGGTTTCGGTACTTTCACCCACTCCACTTATATAATTTCTTATATAAGGCACCTTGCTTTTTCAAGATGAGCCGGATGCTCTAACCACTGAGCTAATGGCCCACGTTTTAGGGTTATAAACGTGTTTCTACCGCGAATCATCTCAGATAAAATAAATATACATCTTGCGCATAGACTAGTTCATAATATCTTGTTGACGCTTACTTCCCTAATTCTTCCTGTAAATGGATTCGAACCATTAATTCCTCATTCCCTGAGGCGTTTTCCCAGTTAATACTATACAGGCTTAAATAATTTATAAATATATTATATACTAATATTTATCTTCTGTAAATAGTTTTTTATCTAAATTTATAAGTTTTTCTATATTTATTTTGACGATGATGTTTTTTAACCTGTTTTTTTATTTCATACTTAGGTTTTTCATATACAGGCTTTGAAACTTCTTTAATAGGTTCCATTGTAGTAATTTTAAAAACTTCTTCCATATTATTTTCTACAACATTTATACTATTAATTATTTCATCTAACGTAATATTCTCTGTATTCTTTTTTACTTCTTTAATATCATCAGTTAAATACATACTCATTCCATAGATAAAGCTAAATACTACAGTTAATATGAGACATGTATATGCTACTGAATCAATAAAAAGAATTTCTCCAAATATTATACTTGTTATAAAAAAAATAATAGTTAATATAATTGCTAAATTTGAATACAGCAAATATTGTCTACATTTAAATAATGTCCCTTTAATCCAAATGATACTCATACCAATTAAATCCTTCCTTTAACATTGGAATTATATTTCTATCATAAAAGCCATAAAGACCACAAGATACAAATGGATGTATTTCTATTAAATCTGTTTTCCCATCATGTATGCCTATATCTAAAGTATAAGCATTAGGCCCCTCATAGTTATTGATAATATTTTTAATATAATCAATGTCAGGAAATATTAGAATATCTCCCAAATAATTTTTTATTCCCAATATTTCATTATTATATATAAATATTCTATATTCAGAATCAAATACTATTCTTTTTGATACTACATAGTTGGTATCATCATTTAATGTTAGATCATATGGATTCAATGAATTATTCCATTTTTTTAAAGTATCAGCATCCTTAAAAAAATAATTTTCATTTTTAAATTTATCTGGAATATCTTTACCCTTTAATATATAATATTCTCTATTTAAAAATTTTCTTAATTCTTCTGGTACTTCAATAGGTTTCATCTTTGTACTTAAATACTTTTGTACAAATAATAAATTACCCACTGGAATTAATTTTTCTCTCTTCAATAATGTATAATCATCACCTTCAATAATAAATTTGTCTAAGTACCAATTTGCATACTCAGACATTATAGATTTAATAATATATCCATCTATTGTTTCTATATATTCTTTTTGTAATAAAAATACATTATCCATAATAATCTATTGGAGCGCCATATCAGACTCGAACTGATGCCCGCAGATTGGAAATCTGTGATGCTAGCCACTACACTAATGGCGCATTATTCATAAAATAAAAAAATGGTTGGCGGTCTATCCGAGAGTTGAACTCGAATCTCATGGGCGACAACCATGTATAATAATCCGTTATACTAATAGACCGTATTAATATTAAATATAATTAAAGGTTTACCGTAAAAAATTATTAGAACCGGCTATTACGGAGTCATGCTATGAATTCCACATAATATTAAAAGGAGAAATGTTATGATTAACCTGGCTGGGGTAGCTGGGTTCGAACCAGCGAATAACGGAGTCAAAGTCCGTTGCCTTCCCACTTGGCTATACCCCATCATATAATTCATATATTTCTGTTATATTATATTTATCTTTAACATAATTAATCATATGTTTAATATCATCATAATATAACACTTTTAAATTTTTTACACTTTTATATTTAGCTAAATCTTTTTCAGTTTCATACCCTTTAATTTCTATATAAAGATCTTCATCATTTAAATAAAAATCTGGAGTATATTTATGTAATTCATTATTATATTTATATGTAAATCTAGTTCTATTTCTTATAATATTAATATAATGATCTTTACAAAATATATAATATGCTAATTCATAAGTTGATGCAAACCATATATTATCAAAATATCCTGCTCTTCCATAACTATGTCTACCAACTTCGCTTAAATCAGCATTTTTCATACCCTTTGAAATATTACGTTTATGCTGTTCTGATAAAGGCCTACCTAAATTATATTCGTGTAATATTTTAGAAACAATTTCACCATTTCGTTTAACTCTTTCATCAGTATCTTTAGTTAAACCCTTATTCCAAGCTCCATGTTGTTCTCTATAATTATCAAAAGTTTTTGTTAATTCTATATTACAATCAGGATTTAATTTACATCTTATTTCATGTTGTTTTAATGAGTTAAGATTTTTACATTGTTTATTACAATATTGACAATATAAATCATCTCTTAATTCATTAAATTTATTCATAAAGTATTACTCCAAGTTATAAAATTAATAATATATAAGTTTTGATTTCGATACTTGGAAAGGAGTTCTCTGTGTCTCTCCACCCAGAGTTGGCGTTTTTATATTTCCGTTAATTGGTTTGCCTAACCATTCTCCCCATAAATTTATCATAAAGGTTTTTTGTTAATAATCTTCCCCCGTCATCTATTTCGACGAGCATGTTTTTTTATCCTCAATTTATTTGAGTCAAATCTCTCAAAACTAAGTGTCTAGAATTTTAGTTTTGTGAACATTACTTATATATTATATGGCGGCCCAACTAGGATTCGAACCTAGAACCTCAGGCTTAACAGGCCTTCGCTCTACCGTTGAGCTATTGGGCCATATATTTAAAACTGTAGATAAGGATTTACACCTTATATAAGAATACCGCCTTTTGGTTACGAGTGTGTATTCTCTAGAGTTTAACTACGTCGGAACTACTCCTTTAATTTAGCGTCTACCTATTCCGCCACTACAGTTATTATTCTAAAAAGAGTGGTGATTGAACCTATATACCTTTTAAAACTTGGAATACCATTGTGGCTCAATCTCTACAAGAAACTTGGGGTTTAATTTTCAACCACCACTAAGAATTTAATCTCTATTAATATTTTTGTATAATTAGTTTTTTTTACCCTTAAGATTTTTAGTATCTTAATAACAATATTTTTGATGGGCTTTGGTATTCATCCTATTTAATATTGTTATTTAAAAAGGGATTTAATGGTGACCCATCCGAGACTCGAACTCGGGACACCTTGATTAAAAGTCAAGTGCTCTTCCACCTGAGCTAATGGGTCATATATTTAGTAATAATTTACTACTTCTCTAAAACTTTGTACTATGAAATTCTAAAGAAACCTAAAGGTTCAATTATTACTTATAAATATGGTTTTTTCTTGGTGCGGGTGGAGAGATTCGAACTCTCACGGAGTCACCTCCGGGGGATTTTAAGTCCCCTGTGTCTGCCATTCCACCACACCCGCATATTATATTGTCAAGGATCTAAGTGGTGCTTCAGAAGGGATTCGAACCCTTACTTTACCGGGCTTAAACCGGTTGCCTCTACCAGTTGGACTACTGAAGCATATTTACATGATTCTTTGTGTTTTCCTCATTTAACATTTGGATTTGCTGTTAGAATCACTTTAGTTAAGATAACCGGCTGTTACGGATTAATGCTATGAATTCCACATATAAAAGGAGAAATGTTATGACATAAGACGTTTGCTTTATGCATGTGTCTTACATTATTATAATAACATATTACTATAATAATGTAAACTATTTTTTATTATTTTTTTAAAAATTTTTTTTATTTTATATAAGTAAAAATGTCATCTTTATCATTGGCATAATTAGATAAATTCATACAAATAATACCAACATTTGAAAATATATTTTTACTTTTATGTGCACATCCACCATCAATATTAATTACATTATCTTTTGTTATTTCTTTTAATTTATTAGCTTCTTTAATTGCTAATTCATCTGATGGTGCTAAACTATTCATATAATGAATATTTTGTGTTGGTACGTGTCCTATAATATGAATTCTATTATCCCATTTATAATGTTCAAAACTTTCATATTCATATTGTCTCCAAGGTGAATACCACACAGTTCTTTCAACTTCAAAATCTGAACAATCTTTCCATTTAGCAGTACCTTTATCAATTATACATGAAGAATGAGATAAAAGAAATTTTTTATTATTTTCTTCTACTTCAATTTGTAGATACATATCTTCAATATAATCTAGTACTTTTTCTTGTTCTTTTTTAGTTAGATTACAAAATTGTTTACTAGTTTTAGAACCGCCATTACTAGGATGTCTCCATGCTTTTCCATAATCATAGTCATAGCCTCTAAAATAAGTCCACATCATATGTTCATGATTTCCAATGGTACAAATTATATTATCTTGATCCATTATATATTTAAATAGTCTCATGCTTTTAGGACCTCTATCAACAATATCACCTAAAATATACAATGTATCATCTTTTGAAAACTTTATTTTATCTAATAATTTCATAAATAAAGTATATTGACCATGTAAATCACTACATACATATATACTCATATAAAACTCCTTTTGATTATGTGAATGTTAATTATTAAATATAATTAATAACCAACTAACGTATATGAAAATTAAACTAGTACCAACTGTTACAAAAGGTATTTTATTTTTATTAAATATAAATATAATTATAAATGCAACTAAAAGTGGTAATAGCATAAATATATTAAATGAATATCTTTTTAACATAAGAATGATATAAAAGAGTAGACATAAAATATATAAATCTGTGCCGTTTATATTTTCAGATTTTATGAATAATAAGCCTAAACAAACAATTGGTATAAAGAAAAATGGAAATTGCAAATTCCAAAATAATATAGTCAATAATCCTGAATAAATATAAAATAAAATACTAGAGACAGAATAAGTTTTAAAATCTTCAACTGCTAAGATAATACTTATTATAAATATTAATCCAAGTAATAAATATATCATTTTAAATTACCATCTTATATAAATATCCACTAATTCTGTTTCTAATTCTATACCATATAATTTTTCTAGATAAAGTTTAGTATCATCTTCAACATATTCTTTTATGTCTTCAACTGTATAATAATCAGTTACTTTTAAACCCTTAGTATCAGTAATATACTTAATTTTATCATCTGTTACTGTAAAAGGTTTATTTATTTCTAAATAGAAATTTCCCTTTTCAGCTTCATGCTTTGCAATGGTATAAATATCTTCAATAAATTTATCTGAATTATATCTATATAACTTTGAAGTTTTATCCGCTTTTTCTTTTTTATAATTTTCATCAGCTGCTTTTTGTGCAACATTATGTAAATTATTTTGGCCCATAGGATGAGTCATAAAGAAATAAGATGCACCCATAAATACTATCATAAATATGAGCATATTTAAAAATAATGTTTTAAATAAACTTATTATTTTATTAGGTGTATTAACATTATTTGGTTTATTTTCATTCATAAATAATCACTCACTTTTAAATTAATTTTTCAATATAATTTCTTCCTTCATTTTTAAAGATAGGAATATTATTATCTATAATCCAACCTTTTTCAGTTTTAATACAACAAGTACCTCTTTTCTTATCTGTGGAAAAATCATTCCAATTAACATCTTTTTCAACTAAAAGCATATTTTGAATATCATTGCATGATTTCTTTTGTAATTCTTTATGCTTAAAATAATATTGACCAGTCATTTGAATAGAATTTCTAGTAGCATCCTGTTGTCTCCAAAGAAAATAATTTGTAACTTCTTCTTTTGGAATATTAAAACATCTACTATCAAACATAGCACCTTTATCAACTGATCTCCAAAGAGCTCTTTCATATTCTTGTTCTCTTTCAGATACATTCCAGGCTAATGCTAATGAATCACTAAAATCATTTACCTTATAACCAAATATTTTATTAAAGTAAAATGTTGTCATTGATGCACTAATTGAACAAATCTTTTGTACTTCATTATCAAACCATGCTGATGTATCAAAGTTATCATAATCACATAAAAGAATACTTATTTCATCAGATTGACAATAGCCTAATTTAGCATTTTGAATATTTTTACATAATTCAAAAGTGACATCTTTCATAGTAGACATTAAAATATAATCGAAAGGCTTCTCAAAACCTCTACAAAATGTATGAAAAGCCTTTCCATCAATTCTAATAATTACAGGCATTCTTCTAGTTAATCTAGTTTTAGAAATATTTTCATAATTTTCTTTCATTCTATTTCCTAAAGAATCTACCATATTAATCTCCTATTTTGAAAGTTTATCTGCAATACTACTAGCAACAAATGATTCTGGTTTAACATGGCAATCAAAACCTGTAGCAGTTACCCAACCAACTAAGTCTTTAACTAAGAGGTATGTTTTACCCTTTGGTGAGTTACCTGCATCAATATGTACAGAAATTGGTGCATTGATATAAAGTTCATATAATTCATCATGAGCTTCAAAAACATCAATGAGCTGTGTAGCAATAATTAAGCTATCACCAGTTTCATAGTTTAGTTTTTCTTTAACATTTTGAATAAGATCAATATGTTTACTATGACTGAAGAAAATACCACCATGACCTTCACAAGTAATTGCAATTACAGATACCACTTTAGTATCTCTATGATTTTGTGAATCTGTTCCAATTATAATATTAAATGGAGAACCATAGTGTTTATTTCTTTCATAGAATTCATTTAATTTACTTGGAATGTCTTCAAGTTCAATATTACCATATGTTTGACTGTAAAATCTCATCTTCTGCCCTCCTTAATTGTATTTTACCAAGTCTTATTTCCAGTAAGAACCATAAGGATTTCTCTTACTTTATCATCTGCTACTTTTTTATTTATTGTTAAATTCATAATTAAATCTTTATATGCAGCATTCTGTTCTTCCAAAGACTTAATTGTTTTCTTATAATCATTTATCACTGATTCATTTTCTTTAATTATATCTCTATATTCATCAATTTCTTTATCTACTTGAGCCTCAATTTTTTCACAATTTTTCTTTTCTTTATTTAATTTAGTAACAAGCTTAGAGATATATCTTTTTGTAAATTCTTCATCTACTTTTAAATCTACTTTATAAAGTGTAACTACTAAATTTTTATTAGTATCTACAATGACAACCCAAGTATCCTTTAAATAAATATTACAAGTTGCATTAGGATCTTTTAATGATTTACCTGAATAAAGAAGATCTCCATATTCAACCATCTTATTTATATCTGTATTTATCTTGTTATCATGTTCTGCTATAAACTGAACAATTTCAGTTTTATCATTATACGACATTATTCTCTGTACATATCTTTCTTTTGCGTGCTTTGAAATTTCTAGCATAATATTACTCCTAATTTTTTAATAATTAAATATAATTATAATATATATATATATTTTATTATATACTATACACTAAAAAAGTTAAATAAAAAAATAAAATATTATTCATCTTTTTTAGAAACAAATCTTTCTGGTATATGCTTATAGAGGCACTTTTCTCCATCATAATGAGAATGTTCAACCATAATATCATAACTTGGTCCATCATTTTGAAAAAATGCTCCATAAGCATCTACTATATAGATAAAACCAGTAAGAGTAATAATTTCATCATTTTCTTTAATTTCAAATTCTACTATATCACCATAATCATATTTTGGTTTTCCAAGCATGCTTTTTACCTCTTATTTGTTTCCTTTATAAGTTCATCTTCATATTCTTTTTCAAATGTTTTTACATCATTTTCATAAAACATTTTATCTAATAACTCAGGTAATTCTCTTAAATTTTTTATTCTAATATATTTATCACAGCTTTTATTAACTGGAGAATCCATTAAAATACATTGCATATATGGATTACATAAATCTAAATTCTCTATCTTATCATCAACAATTACGTCACCACGAATAACATATTTATCTTGACAACTAATAATTCTTTTAGTATTAAATTCTGGTATATATTTATTAAACCATCTAATTTTTTGTTGTAATTCAGACCCATCTTCATCAGAGGTAGCTGTAATAACATAAATATCGTATTTAGTAGATTTTACTAAATCTTTTATTGCTTTTATACTACCTCTTTTTGGAGCTAAATCTTCAAAAAATTTATCGGCTCTAAATAATACTAAAACGTCTTCAATAGAAGTGCCAAAGAATTCCGACAAACTCCACACATTACAATCTTTAGGTTTAAATTTAGTATTATATTTTTCATTATATGATGCTATAACTGCTTTTAAACAATCTGTAATAACATCATCCATATCCAATAATACTATTGGCCTATTATTACCTGAATACCAAGGTGTTTTTGCATTTGTTCTAATCTTATTCATGACTTTATATACCTTAAATATTTATCCCAGTTTTTTCTAATCCTATTTACTTCTTTTGAAATATCTATTACAATTTCTTTCTTTCCTTCTTTAGAAAATCTAGTATATTTATATTCCGTTGATAATTTACAATTCTTATTTGCTAATTCATTATAAGATTCTTTTGCGTTTTTAACAATACTTATAGATGCAATATTTTTATGTGACATATTTGCTCTTTGTAATTCACTATTAATCCAACAATTTTCACAATAAGGAGAAATCCAACTATCATTAATCATTGGTACATCTGGTTTTCCACATTCTATACAAATATTTCCACTTAAGAGACTATAAATTTCTATAATATCATCTACTTTAGATTCAACAGGACTACCTGCATCATACCATCTTAATTCACCATACTTTTCTTTTATTTGTGTAATAAAATATTTATCAAGATAATCAAACTTAATTAATTCTTTTCTTAAATCTTCTAAAAATAAAGGCATTATAGAAATTCTCCAACCTTTTGGAACATCATCTAAAAGAGTCCAAGAATAATTATAATTATCTAACACTTCTCCAGTCCATACATTTTTAGGTAATAGGAATGGATATTTCTTAATTAATTTTTTATTTTCTCTTATCTTCTCTTTTTCAGATAGTTTATCATAATCCCAAAAAATATTCATATATAACCTCTCTTTAAATTTTAATAATCATTAAGAATTATAATCTGTTGTCCAGGGTATTAGAATTATTCCATATCCCAATCTTCACATCTTAATTCTAAAATTTTCTTTTTTAAATCATTAAATAATATAGGTTTATAATCCCACCTTTCTAAACAAACACAAGCATTAAATGGAGTTATAGTTTTATATGTGGGATCATTATGTACATGACCATAAATATTTATATAAGGTGATGATATATTAGTAAAGATAGGATGATGAGATAAAATATATCTTCCATCAACTAATATGGGATGTTCAATACATTCATAAAATCCAGATTCTACATAAAATCTAGGTTTTTTATGATCATGGTTACCTCTAATCATAGTTATTTTACCATTAAGCTGTTGTACATAATTTTTAATAATATCTACACCACCCATACAAAAATCTCCAAGAAAATATACAGTATCACCTTTATCTATAATACTATTCCAATTATTTATAATTTTTTTATCCATTTCTTCTACATTATAGAAAGGTCTATTACAATAACCAATTATATTAGCATGACCTAAATGTAAATCTGAGGTAATAAATATATTATTCATTTTTCTCCCATTATATTATAAAACATTAGCAATATGATTCATAAATTTAGGTTCTTCTATTGGCTCATATTCATTTTTTTCTCTATTAAATTTATAAAACCATCTAGGTCTTGGATAGGAATATAATCCAGGAAGAATTTCTTCTACTACAGCATAATTATAACAATGTTCATTTATATCACATGCATTTTCCATAACTGATTCTACTGCATCATCAAAGTCATGATAAAACCCCATAAATGCAGTAGAACCATATGTAGGAAAACCAGAAGGTCTCCCATCTTTTAATATTTTCTCTTCAAATGTTTCCATACATGTAATAGCATAAATTGGACTATGATCTCGTATTAAATAATCTATAAAAATACCTGTATCAAGATTATCTTTTTTACATACTTTAACTATAGCTTTAAGCAAAAGTTCATCATAATCTTCAACTGCTTTAGATTTTGGAAAAAACATACTACATCTATCAGATTCATCTTCATATCTAAATGAATAATAATATTTATCATATTTAAGTGGTATCTGTTTCCAATTATGATCTAATAGATAATTTACTAGATTATCAATCTTAATATTATTTAGTTTTTCTACTATATTAGTCTTCATCATCATAATCCTTTTCAATATTTGCAGTTACTAAATCATAAATATCACTCATGGTTTCAGTTGGAATAACTTCTCCATCTTCTGTAGTAGCGCAAAAATCTTTTCCTCTTTCACCCCAATCTTTTTCAAAACACCACCAAGATACATATTCATATCTATCACCAATGGCTGCTTCTAATGCTTCAATAGCAACTGCAACACTATTTGGTAAAATATTAATTTCATCTTCTCTATAATGTTCTCTAGCTACAGAGTATAAAGCATCATAAAAATCTAAGTCTTTTTTAATATTAGTAAGATTTTTAATAAAATCATCTTTTGACATTCTATCTATTTTCATTGTGTACCTCGGTTAATTCAATTATTGTGTTATATAATACTTGTGTTTTATAATTAACTTGTCTATCATCATGAAAATGTCCACAAAACCAAGTTTTAAATTTTGTCATATCGTATATATTCCATAAGAAAGAAGTTAATCTATCAAAATCATAGAAATATAAAGACATAAGTAAATTATTTGGTAATGTATGGGTTAATATATAATCTACTTTAAAATCTACTTTTTGTAAATTATTTATTGCATTATCTATTTCATATTGAG